ACGGTATCTTGGCGCAAGAGCAACTGACACCCAAGCATTGCAGTGGCCGCGCACTGGTGTTCGCAAGCCGGATACATACATCAACACTTATGCGGTTGGTTTTCCGTTTAGGATCACCACAGATTATTTCACCGACACCGAAATCCCGGATCAAGTGAAAAAGGCTCAGGCGGTGCTTGCTGTTTACCTAAACAACAACAAGGATGGCATTGGTTTGAGCGGTCTTGAGGACTACAAGAATGTCAAGATTGGCAGCCTTGACGTGACGCCAAATCAGTTTGGTGCTGTTGGTGCAGATCGGATTCCGCCAATGGTCGAGCGCTACCTGATTGGTCTTAGAATTAGTGGACCAGGCAACATCGCCGTCAAGCGGAGCTAATTATGGGCTACAAGTATCCCGGCGCTGAATATATCAGCGACACTGCAGCTCACACCGGCAGGTTCGGCAAGGTTGTTGCGCTTGAGGATTCTGTCATCGCCACGCTGGCGGCAGAGGACATTACAGGCAACGCTTTAACCGCTGTTGTACTGAAAGCAGATTGTGAGATCTGCGGCGTGATCACTAGTGTCACGCTAACCAGCGGCTCTGTCATCGCTTATAGGCTCTGATCATGCCTCACAACAGCGTTGTAATTGACCCTGCTTATAGCATTGGCGCAGATTTTGTGAGCGACACAACAGCGCGCACTGGGCGTTGGAATCGAATCACTGTGCTTAAAAACAATACAAGTTTTAGTGCAATCACGGCAGAAAACTGGACTGGTAACAGTATTGTTGGCGAAGGTTTACCGGCTGGGTTTGAAATTCAAGGCGTGTTTACTGCCTTCACTTTGAATACTGGCGGTGCTGCTATCGCTTACAAGATCTAACCATGGCTAAATCTTTTGGTGGAACAAGCGCAATCAATTGGTCACTAGGCGCTGAAGTTATTAACGACACGGCAGTGCATACGGGAAGGTTCATGCACATTGACTTTTATGAAAGCAGCACGATCACTGCAATCGTCAGCAAAAACGTGATCAATGACAGCTTTGGTGGCGTGAGCGTTGATCAAGGCGCCCATTTGACGGGTTACTTCACCAGCATTAAGCTTCAGAATGGAGCCTGTATCGCGTATCGAATCTGATGGCACTTGCTAATTCCCTAAGAAAGGTTGCGAGCAAAGCCATTTCAAGATTTGGCGGCACTGTGAACGTCACATTTGTGACTGCTGGTGCTTATGACACATCTAGCGGCACAATTACAACGAGCAGCAGTAGCGACAGCGTAAAAGGCGTTTTAGAAGATGTCAATCAGCGTGATGTCAATGAGCTTGTGCGCGCTGGTGACAAGCGTCTCACTGTTGCGGCGCAGGATCTGACAAGCACTCCCGAAACCAAGGATCAGGTTTTGATCGGCAGCGTGACTCATCAGATTGTGCAGATCGAAACGATTGAGCAAGATAATACGGCAATTGTTTATGTCCTATCGCTGAGGGTCTGATCATGGCACGCATTATCAAGCTGAATCAGATCGCTGACTTTATGGGTGGTCAAGTTGATCAGCTTGTGCGTGCAATGACACTTGAAGGCGAAAGGCGTTTGAAAGAAGAAACGCCAGTCGATACCGGAAGGTTGCGGAATAGCTGGCAGACGCAGATTGAGCCAAAACTTGGCAAGATCAGCAACAACTTGGAATATGCAGAGCCCGTGATGTATGGCACGAATCTGCCCGCATCATGGCAAGGCAAGTATCGGACACGTCAAGGCACAAAGCCAGGTTTCCCTGAGCTTGTGGCAAAAGAGCTTGAAGCCTATGCACGGGCAGAATATGAACGTATCAAGCGCAAGAGCTGATGGCTGCGGTAGATCTAAACAGCGTTCGATCAACGATTGAAGGCAGGTTGGCGACTGAGCTTGCGGGTTCGCCTGTTATTCCTGTTGTGTTTCACAACATGGACTATGAGCCCGATGTTGATTCGTCATGGGTTCAATGTTTGGTTAGTTACGGGCAGAACGAATACTTAAGCCAAGGCCTCACTTTAGATTCAAGAAACCGTGTCGTAGGTTTGCTGTTGCTGAACATTTTTACGCCGCAAGGCAAAGGCCCTGGCGCCAATTATGTGATAGCTAAGCGCGTCAGAGACCTTTACAATAGAGTCATCGTGTCGGGGGTTTACTTCGATGCAGCCAACGGCCCATCAGTATTGGCATCGCCTGTACCCGAGGGCTACTTTCAAACTCAGGTCCGTGTGACCTTTGAATTTATCGAGGAACTCTGACCATGGCCACTATTCGAGGTGAGCAAGGCGCCGTTCAATTTGATGCCGCAGGCACTACTAATGCCACCATTGTCGGCACTCGTAGTTGGAGCCTGACCACTACCAAGGAAACGCTTGACACTTCAGTGCATGGCGACACTTTCCGTAGTTTTGTCGGCAGCATGATTTCCGGCTCTGGCACAGTTGAACTGGTTTACGATCCTGATGCAACCGGCCAAGCCACTTTCCTTGAGGATGTGCTGACGACTCAGGACACGGCAGACGCAACCTTTGAGCTGTTTACTGTTGGCACCACTAGCGGCACTGATTCAGTCAGCTTTGCTGGAATTATCACCGACATGGAGATCAGCTCCACTGTTGGCGATCTTGTTGTTGTCAGCTGCAGCTTCATTACCAGCGGCACTATCACCGGCAACCTTGAATAATCAATGAAGCTGGACTAAGCTTCAGGGCATCATGTTCTGTTGTTAAATGCCAGCTTCCAAGAACCGCACTGTCGATCTGCTGGTTGAGGCATTTGACCTTAACCAGCGTCGAAAGTTTGAACTGAAAAACGCTGCGGGTGAGACCGTGGTGGATCTGTATTTTAAGCCGATCACACGAGCCGATCGCAAGAAAGCGCAAGCGATGGCGCAAAGTGAAGAGGCTTTAGACATTAGCACTTACATGCTTTGTCAAATGGCAGAGCTGCAAGACGGTGAGAAAGCTTTTGCGATGGCTGACGCACCTAAGCTGCAGCGGCAGCTTCCTGAGTCTGTGCTGAATGAACTTGAACTGTTCCTGTTTGGCCTTGGTGACGACCAAGATATGAAGGAAGCAAAAAACGACTGACGCAGGATAGCTGGCTCTTTTTTGAGTTTCACCTAGCCTGCGAGCTTGGTATGACAGTGAGCAAGCTCCGCACGGAACTAACCGATGCGGAGTTCATTCACTTTGCCGCGTATTATGAGCTGAAGGGCGAACGCGAAAAGGAAGCGATGGACCGTGCAAAGCGTGGTCATCGATAAACTGAACGTATTGCGGGAAGCGCTGTGGCAGTAGCAAACGTTGAGCTACAGGTAAATGGTCGCAAAGCGGTTAGCGAGCTTAATCGTGTCAATACAGCAGCAAGCAAGTTACAAGACGCAGCGGTAAAACTTGGCAGTGCATTCGCCGCAGTTCAGACGTTTAAGTTTGTTTTTGCAAAAACTGCTGAGCTTGAAAAGCAAACTAAAAGCCTTCAGGTTTTGACTGGCTCGCTCAAGGAAGCTAACGGGATTATCAAAGAATTACAGCAATTTGCTGCCGTAACACCGTTTACAAGCGCTGACCTAATCGAAACATCCAAACGCTTGAAGGCTTTTGGAGTTTCGACAGAAAAGCTCGTTGACACCACTAAGCGATTAGGAGATGTTGCCGGGGCAACGGGTGCCGAACTAAGTGGCATTGCAACTGCTTACGGTCAGATTCAAGCAAAAGGCAAACTTCAGACAGAAGAACTGCTTCAATTGCAAGAGCGTGGAGTTGATATTGCCTCTGTTTTGAGAAAGCAGTATAAGCTCACTGGCGAGGAATTTAGCGATGCGCTGCAAAAAGGTCAAATTAGCGCTGCAGCAGTTGAAGCTGCCTTAAAAGAGCTTACAGAAGCCGGGGGTCAATATGCCGACGGAGCAATTTCACAATCCTCAACTTTGTCTGGAAAGTTGAGCACATTGCAAGATAACATTGAAACATTAGCAAGAACACTGGGCGAAGTTCTTTCGCCAGTTCTCAAGCAACTTTTTGACCAAGCAAACGCGGTCCTAAGCGCTCTCAATAAATCTTTGGGAGCAGGTCGAGCGCAATCATTTAACCGCCAAATTGGAGCAATTGGAACCGGGATAACCTTTGGGTTTACTACTCAAGCTGTAGACAATGTTGAAAAGCTGCTTGGTCAACTTTCTTCGCAAAAAAACAAAGCTGGAATTGAGCAAAATATCAGTGCATTGAATCGTTTGAGCATTCAACTCAAAAGAATCTCGGCATCTGATCCCAACGCAAGCAGAGCCGTTGCCCTTCAAGGGCAAATCATGCGCCGACAAGTGCAAGAAGCGGCGGCGTTAAAAGCTTTACCGAAGGAAACCCTAGGTGACATTGAGTTTCCAGAGCTAACAGTTGGCAAGGTTTCTGGCGGCAGGAAGGCAGGGCGCGAAAGAAAAGAAAGAGAAGACATGTCTCAAGCGCTTTATGAACTTGAAATGATGCGCTTAGA